TGTGATGTAGATGCCAGAATTGTGCCGACGTGGCTGGCCATCCACAATCTGCCTAGCAGGAGTGTGTTGGATTAATTCCAGTATCCGGCTACGATCTGGAACGTCAATGTCAATATCTGCACTCATTTGAAATAATTCCATCCTAATTTGGCATTGACATATGCTTCTTCTATTAGAGTTATATCCATAAGATTTGGAATCATGTTATTCTGTATCTCTTTTATAATTTTGTTGCATTTGATCTTGGAATTTTTATAGGGCTGTTTTTGCAAAAACTCATTGTGTAATTCTTCAATGTCATCTTGGCAATTGTATGATATGTTTGCCCAATCAGCAACCTTTTTGATTTCTTGTAAAAATTCTGTTGCATTGTAAAAACATCGATATGGCCACCAGTACACCTGTTTGGTTGAATCATATTTGGCTTGAGATTGCCGAACTATGAACCCAGAATTTTCTGATTTCTGGAATCCAATCTGAAAAAATTCACGTAGTATTGTTCTTGGGCAATCTGGGCAATCTACTGACAGTTCCAGCAACTCTAATTTGTGTTGCTCAGCACATTCTTTTTTAATCCAGTCGGGTAAATTTCTAAAATCTTCAAGTGTGGTCACGTCAGGCCAACTTGGATCTCTAACTGCATTATAACTGTCTTGAATTTGATTGACAAAAAAATTCTGTAGAATATTTTCTAATACCCATTTATAGTGTCGATTATTAAGTTTGTTAAAGGTATCAATTTCAAGTTGATTGTTGTTGTATCCGTAATCACCTGCTCTAAGCAAACTGATTTGCTGTAATAATAATAAATCTTCTGCATCAATTTGTATGCTGATTATCTTATCAAACACCATGGGCCGGGGCCAGAACGAATAATGATCACCATAGAATATTTTTTTTGCTGTGTATAATTTATTGTGTGATGCACCAAGTGAATTGAATGGCGTACCAATTGCTATGCCTGCAATTTTGTTACACACAAACTCTAAATAATTTCCGTGGGCGCCGCCTTGATAGTCAATGTGTATCATGTTCTACACAGCGCCACAACAGTTTTCAATTGTTGTTCGGCCTCACGCACAGCACCCAGGGCATCTGCCACAGCAGGATACTGTTCGGCCATGGCCCGTGCTTCCTTTTCTTGTTCCATTTTGTCTAGTGCCCAGTCAATGACTGTTTCGGCTGAGCCAGTGAGTCTCACCGTGGCTTGTGCCATAATAAATGTTTGCCAATTCTGTCCGTTATAAAATTCAATCTGCTGAGTGCTGGTGTTGAATCGTAGGTCACCCACACCCATCATGCCAGCACCAGTGTTGATGTAGTTGCTGGCACTGTTGCCACCACCTACTATAATGTGTTTGCCCATGCTCATTATTGAGTTGATCATGTTACCATCCTGCTTGTTTCAATATTAGTTTTGCGTATTCAGCATCCGCGGCATAGTCTGCAAACTTTTTCTGCCATACATCTGAATCTATATAAGGCCATATCATGGCCACTTGGTCGGCTGTGAGTTCACCCAGGAACTTCTGTCCCGACTCGCAGTTGTATATCACCCAGGGACTGATGCGTCCGGTTGTGACAGCATGACACATGGCATGAGTGCTGCCATAACGCAAGCAATCATTGGGCGGTGCTGAGTGTTGCTCACTCCAGTCTATGCCAAACTCCACTGCTCGAGCAAGTGCATCTGCCACTGCTTCCACTTTCAAATAGTCCAGCAAGTACTCGGTATAGATTTTGTCACTACCCCAATTGTCAATTTTCTTATTGTGTTTCAGCAACCAGGCTGTAAACTGTGCAGGATTGATTGCTCGGGTGTTGTGGCAATATCTGCCAAATTTTACAAATGCTCGATAGTAAGGCGAGTCTGCAAAGTCATCAAATGTTTTGAGCCGAGCTGAACCTTGTGCAATTTCATAGAATCTCAAGTAGGATTGAAAGCCCAGTTCAACACCACGCTCTGCACGTTCTGATCTACGGCGCTTGGGCTCGCACATGTGAACCACAAGACTTTCTGCACGACGAAATGTTTTCTTGCAGTAGCCGCAAGTGAGTTCACTTAGTGTCTCGGCCATGGTCTCGGATGTGTTGATCAAGTTCTTTTTTGGTTGTAAGTTTGGCCAGGAGGTCTATTTCGTCATCTTTGTAGGCAGGAAATAACTCTGCCAACTGCTTTTTCATGCCACTTGCACCAGCTTCTTTTTTCTTAGGAGCAATCCAGTTGTGTCTGGGTGTGCCCATGTCTGGACTCACAGTAGTAGCACACAGCCATTGCAGTTCAGGGTGTCGGCTGATGTTGAAAAAGTGTTTGTTCAGGCGTTCATTGGTGGCAATCAAATAAAACTCTTGCAAGTCACGTGAACCTTCCACACATGACGCCCAGCGAATCATGAGATAGTTAGAGAACTTCTTGCGTTCTTCGTCGGTGAGATCACGATAGAAGTTTCTGTTCTTGCGATCCAGTTGTCGCATCTCATTGGCAATGTTTAGTTTGTCGCTCACTTGTCTACCTTGATTAGTCGGTATATCATTATAACACGATCCACAGCATCTTGTAAAGTTGGATTGGTCCGCGCTAGGCGTCGTATTTCGCCCCACATTTTATCTTCCTGCAGGCGGTCAAACAATCTATCTCCGGTTGATGTTTGTTTGGTATAATCAATTTGGTGTCCAGTCACAGGATCGTAACTGTAGCCCATGAGTTGTCGGGTACTGGGATCAGCACCTGCTTCACGAGCATACACTTCATTGCCCACACGTTCATAAATGTAGGTGGCATCGGGTTTAAGGCTTCCCATATATTACCACGATTTATTGTAGTCCACTATCTCACAGTTGCGACTGATGTCTTTCACAAAGTACACACAGTCAGGATCTGGATCATCATTCAATGGCACTGAAAGTAACTGACCATTCTTTAGTTTAGGCGCATACCACGATACCTCATGATACACATCCAAGATTTCAATGTCTGGGAATGACGGACGGAAACTGGTGAGTGGATTGAACTGAAACACTTTGAAGCCACGATCGTTTATGGATGTCAGTGGTAATACTTCCAGGTCACCCACTTCAGGCTCGCCTATGAGTATCTGCCAGTCCATGGGCATCTTGATGGTGTTTTCGCCAATGCGTAGCACCAGGGCAGGCGCATTAAAACTTTCCAAAAATATCAAGGGAATAAAATGATAGTCTGGTTCTTGTGGGTTTGAATTGTCTAAGATGGCAAATCGCATGTCATCTACTTCTTCGGGCAAATGGTCTAGGTTGTAATGAATGTTGTCTAAGGTTAATATTCGCATGTTGTTATAATACGCTGTTGTGTGACAAAAGTCAACCTAACTTCATCCAATCCAGTTTTTCTTGTGTAAAGGGATAGTTGGCTTCTTTGTAGAACTGTTTGCGCTTGGTCAAATGACGTTTGGCAAATTTACAAGTGCTGGTTATATCCCAGATTTGGACGTGATCTTTGTCTTCTGCTTTTCTAATGCCTCTGCCAATACTCTGGATGACTCTAACAAAACTTTTGCCAGGCTCCACAAGAACAAGGTTGAATATTCGAGGTATGTTAATTCCAACAGCCGCCACACCATACGTGGCCACAATGATTTTGTCTGTTGCTTCAGCCACTTCATCATATTCTGCTTGCCGCTTTGATCCTTTGGTAGCACCCGACACAAACACTGCTCGGTCACCTAATCGTGCAACCAGTTGCCTACCACACTCAGTACGATCTACCAAGACCAGGGTGTTGCCAGTTTCGTTTACACGGCGCACAAGATCGGCCATGGTGTCCAAGCGTCCAGATTCTTCCAGCAGGTATTTGAGTTCGCTTTGGTAATCTTTATACTCCACGTGATCGATCAACTGCACAATGTTCACATGACAGTTGGCCAACACACCTTGTTGTTGCAGTTCGCTGGCACTGAGTCGGCCAATCACAGGACCAAGGCTGACCAGCAATGCTTGGCTTTCAAACTTTTCTTTGGGCACTGTTCCGGTCAGGCCCCAGCGAATTGGCACCCTCGCCATCACACCTGTCAACAAGGTTTTGAGTGCATCTGCTTTGGCCATGTGTACTTCGTCCACAATAACGCATACCACGTCTTCAAGGAACTCACCAATGGTGCAGTCGCCTATGCCTGCCTTGGTATTATTCAACAAGTTGTTTAGACTTTGCCATGTGCATATGGTGTGCTGACGACCATATTCTTTTCTGTCACCAAAGTACACGCCAACATCCTG